AATCATATCAGTTACACCTGCCGCTATGTTTTTTGCAGCCTCAGTCTTATTTCCTTGAGCTTTTCCTGTTAATATGTCAAAATTTTCTTGTTGTTTTTTTGCAGATTCATTAAATGTTGTCGCAATTGGTCCATTTGGACCCATATTTTCAATTAGACTTGTATTAAAACTTTTTGCTAACGCTTCGTTAGACTCTAAAATTTGTTTTCCAAATTCCCCTGCTCCTGTTGCAAGACCTAAAGCGTCAGCAGCGGCTTTATTATATGCCTCAATCCTTTGCATTGATGATAGAGTTTCCCCAGCTCTTTCAAACATCTTATCCTCAATAGACTTTCCTTCTTCTTCTTTTTGTCTACCAAGAGCCTTCTTCATACCCTCAACATCATTACCAAACTCTTCTAAAAATTCTGCAGTCGTTTCTTCTCTTGCCTTTCCCTCTTCATCTACGTATTTAATCACATATTCCCCTTCCTCGTTCATCATTGACATGTTGGCAATCAATTCTTGAGTTTCTTGGGGTACGTTAAATCCACTAAATGATATTTCAGATAATTTTTTATCTAATTCTTTTGTACCAATCGCCATCTTTTCGATGGTACCAAGTGGTAATCCTAAACTTCTCTCTAGTTCCTTCAATTCTCTTCTTGCCGAAGGTAATATTTCAAATCTTTGATTTTCTTCATTAAACTCAGCATATGTTGAGAACATTTTTGCAAGTTCTTCTTGTAACGCCCCAACATCATTCTGAGCCATGTCCATGAGTCTCAATGGGTCAGTAAGGGCGGCAGATGTTGTGCCAAGTCTTTGTAAAGTACTTGCAAGTTCAATAGCTCCTTCTGGGTCCATTAAATCGTCCGCAATACTAAGAGTATCAGTTAAATCAATTCTAAGGGCCGCAGCCTTTGCTGCCATTTTAGCAAGACCCTCAACTCCACTTTGGAATCCATATCGATTTAACTTATCTAAGTTAGATACTACATTTGCGGACACCAATCTTGCGTTAACACCAATTGCATTAGCAACCTGTGTAACATTATACATTTCTTTGGTAATGTCCTTTATGGACATACCAGCGTTTAAAAATCCTTCTTCTAATTGTTTTACGTTTTGACCTGTTACTTGTTGGGTTGCAAGTAAATTCTTATATTCTTCCCCACTAAGTGTAACATTTTTACCAAACACTTCTAGTGTACTTTCAGCAGCAGTTTGGACATCTTTAAAGTCCATCCCTATAAGTTGAACACTTGAAACTGCTTCTGTAAAGTTTTTTCTAATACTGGCACCTAAACCGGCACCATCACCCATTTTGTTTACAATTGATTGAAACGCAGTATCTACCTTAACAGCTGTAGATTCAAGTTCACCAAAAACTCTATTTTTAAGTTCTTTTAAATCAGTAGTTAGATAAAACTCCACTCCAACCCTTGCCATTGGGAATGTAGGGTCAGTCAGTCTTGACTCATTACCTACATTGAAGGCTTGTTTTTTAGCAAAAAAAGCTTCTGAAGCATCTTGAACTATTCCTTTTCCTTCGGTATTGGTTTCACCTTCGGTTTGCATCATCATCATACATTATAAATAATCAAATTTTACTTTTTGGGCGTGTTATATTCGATTATTTTATCCACCAAATATCTCCTCTGATAAATTGGTATTTTCAGAAAATCGGAATATGATGTATGTAAGAACTTGGCCATTATATAATATTGGTCAAGTAGAGACAACAGGTAATTAGAAGAAAGGGCGAAAAAACTCAGCCCCAAAAGCAATTCTTACATTGACTTTTTTTCCTGACGGGGCTGTTACTTCTCGGTTTAATTCAATTCTTGGCTCATTTACCTTTAAGAAATTTGCAATAAACTTTGAATCCATAATCGGCATCTGTTCAACAAACTTTGCAATCTCACCTCTGTCCGTAGTACCATTAAGTTCAACGATTTGTTTGTTGAGTCTCCAAGTCGCCTTCGGTGCGACTAAGTTTGATGGATATTCTTCCGCCATTCTTTCAAGGTCAGTAGCCTCTCCATAACTCATTGGTTTCAATTTTACTGAAGAATTAGACTTAGGAAGTTTTGTTACATAATGACCATTCTCATCAGGTTCTACCTCAGGAACTCTAAAAGACAATTCCTCAAGTGTAATTGTACGTTCAAATTTTTGACCAGTCTCAGGGTCAGTAAGATTAAAATTATATTCAGGACCAAAAGAAGTGGTTCTCAAAAACAATAAAATTGATTCAATATCACCTTCAAGCATGTCTCGTGGATTCAAATCAGGTTCGTACAGTTTACTACGAACAAGTCTCATAACAAGTTCTTCACCTGATAATTTACCAACACTACCCAAAAGATTTTCATCAGAGGCTGTCAGATAACCAACTTTAACACTCTTCTTTTTATTTTTATAAAATTTACCCTGACTTGGCAATACGACAATATCGTGTGGTAAACTAAGATTTTCTTGTGCAATAACTTGTTCGTTCATACTAAATTAATTTAAAAAAAAAATCCGCACAAAGTACGGATTTGTAAATAGTAATATAGTAAATAAATTTTAGTATACAAGTACACAATAGTCAGGACGAAGACCAACCTGTACAGTTGCAAGTCCGTCGTCACCATAACCTAACGATTGGAAGTCAGCCTTTGTGATGAAACAACCAATCATAAGCCATTTTTCTACAACAACACCTGTTGGGTCTAACATCTGAAGAGTTACGTCTTTTTTGTAACCCGCAGCGTAACCCATACGACCTGTTACAGATTCAGCGTGTAAACGTACCCATTCCATAAGTGCCTGAGCAGCTGATGGACCGATTGGGTCACGGAAAGTGACTGAAATTTCACCCCATTCGTATTGACCAGCAACGTATTTTTTAGTGTTCAAGAATGGAATTTCAACAGACTTGATAGTGATAGCTGGTCTTGCTGCAGACTCCACATACCACTCGTTGATACCAAGTTCGCTTGGGAAACTTAAAATGAACCTATTCTTTCTTTTGGGTTCATAGGGTATCGGCATTTTCATTAGTAAATCAGCCATAGTATTTTTTTGTTTTTAAAATTTTTATTTATTCTTTTGTTTATTAGATAAATAGTGTTGTTTTATTTTTTTTCTATTTACTTTAAATTTTTTTTTATGAAACTTATATTAAGTCCAGTTTATAAATATTATCCTTCATACTTTTTTCTTTCTCCTCCATGTGTTGATATAAATTGAATTATATTTTCTGGTCTATCTGAAAGTTTTTTATGCGTAAATTCTAAATTTTTCTTATCATCATCTGAAAAATATATTTTTGGTACAAATCTGTTTGAGATTTTATTTTTTAGATATCCTTGTTTGTGTAAATGACTCGAAATGTACTTTACATAACTTTCGAATTCTTTAAGAGCCTCTAATTTTCCTTTTTCGGGGCTACTCGCACTTCCCGAACCAAAAGTTACAGGATAATATTTGTTCATGTCCATATATGCTTCGATTAACTGTTCATCGGACATATCCTCTTCTCCAGCAATGTCTCTGAACTTTCTGAGATTTCTAACCAACTCTTTCTTGGAAATACCTTTAAAATCGAGTTCAATCATATTTTCGATAGCTTGTCTAATAACAAGTGGGGAGTGTCCTCTTGCGGTTACAATTGAAAAAATCGACCCATTATTAATGGCTTCTCTAAACGTATCCCACTCTGGTCCAGGTTTACCTAAAAGTGAGTCCACTATAAATCTTTTATCCCCTTTTGTTGTAAAGTGCCTGTAAGGGTCAGGAGCATATCCTACAATTGTTTTACCTTTGTATTCAAAATTTTCTTTACCAACTTGATGTCTGTGTTCGGCAAAATCTTCTGTGGACATTCCAATTTCTTCACCCTTATCATCTACAAGGATAATCTGAGTTGGCATTGTCATAATATTGTCGTCCCAATCAAAAGCATAATACTCAATATCAGGAGTCATTTCTTCTTTAAAGTCTTCTACTAAAATAACTTTCATATTCTATAAATATATTAAAAATAAAAAACCCCCGTTTCCGAGGGTTTTTAAATTTATTTTTGTTTCTATTATAAGTTTTCGAAACTTGCTCCTTGTGGAGTGATAATAAACTCGATGTCGATAAATTCAAGAGCCTTAGTTGGCTTCAAGAAGATACGTCCTGACATTTGGTTAGAATCGAACTCTTCAGGGTTGTTAGATACAGTTACACGGAAGTCAGTAATACCTCTGTCTCTACGGATTGCATCCAAGATTGGGTTTACAGAATCCAAGAACTGTTGTCTTACTACTGCGTCGTTCTGTTCGAAGAGTAATCTGATTGCCACTGCTGAAATAAGCTTACGAGCTTGTAATAACAAACGTCTTACGTTGATTCTATCAAGAGGACTTTCTCTTAATTGGAGGGTCTTATTACCCCAAATTACTGTACCAACGTCGTTGAATGTTGCAATTGGGTTAATTCTACCTTGATAAAGAGTATCTCTGTCAAGTTGTGTCAGTCTACGTCTTGCTCTTACTGAGTTAACAATACCTCTTGTGTAACCCGCAGTTGCGAACCAAGGGAATGAGATATTATCTGTAAGTGCTAAGTTACGACAAACTTCAGCTGTTGGTGGGATGTAGATTTGAGTGTTGAATACACTATCACGAGTAAGTACCCATGGGTAGTAAGTAACAGTGTAGTTAGAATCTAAATCTTGTGATGCCAAATCATCCACCGCATCTTGTGGATAAATGAAATTATCCATAGAAGTTGAAGGTTGATAAACATCAAAGTCAGGAGTTGTCATTACATAAATTGAGTCAGCTCTGTCAATTTCAACCATACTAATTGCAGTGTTTACAAGTTGTAGGTTGTTAGTTGAGTCAATACCTGGGGTTGCCAACACGTTAATGTTGATAATAGCTGGGTTGTTAAGAGTTTCAATACCAATACGGTATGCGTAGAAGTCAGTATTAGCGTAGTCAGATGTGTTATCTTCTACTCTAATTTGTCTGAACATACCCCAACCTGTTGCGTTAGGATAAGGTTGACAACCTGCTCTAGCACCTGCAAGGTATTGAGACTTACCTAATTGGAAGTTATCTCCGTTTGTTCTGTACTCACGGTAGATATCCCAACCATCGAAACCACCGGCCATAAGAACTGTAAACTTACGAGAAAAAGTTCTGAAGTATGGGTTATTTGAATCAAATGGGTCAGATTGGAATGAAGTAACACCACATTCAAAAGCTGTTTCACCTGAGTTCAAGTATATTGAAGATACTGTAACCGCAGTTGCTCCGCTATCCATGTGGAAACCTTTTGTAATTTTAACCCAATTGTTAAAATCTTGTTCTGTACAAGCCCACTCTGCTGGTGTTTGTTTTCCTTTATACTTAAAGAAGTCGTTATCCCATCCAGTACTATCAGAGAAACCTAAGTAAGTTCTTCTAATATTTTCACCATTACTGATAGTGGCATCGTCTCCAATTGAAGTACCAAAAGGTGGGTTCCAAATAACTTCACCAGGGTAGAAATATTTAGTTTTTAATGTTGGGAATACTTCAGGTCTTACTAAGTTTGTATCATAAGTTCTAACCAAGTAACCTTCAAATCCGCAAGGAATTGCATCAGATGGAGCATCTTCGTTCATATCCAACATGATATATCTTGAATTGATTTGATAAGTACCGTCAGATGTACCAACTTTTTTAGCGACGAAGTTGTTTTGACTTGGGTCCATACTACAATTAGTGTACTTCTCAATAACTACTGGATTTTGGTCAGTATCATTGAAATCTCTAACTAAAAGGTCAAATGTTAAACTGTCAAACGACATGTTTGCCAATGAAATTTTAACTTCTCTGTTTGCAGAATCACCGTCAGAAATTGTAATACATCTGAAAAGTTGATAAATTGTATTACCACGAAGTTCAGAAACAATCCATGGAGAAACCGCTGTTTGGTACCTCTCTAAATAGTTACCGAGTGAAGTTGGGTCATTACCTTGTGCTTCATCGTGTTCTATAAATGTAAGATTTAATCCTTTGATAAAACCCTTGTTATAACCGTAGTAAAGTAAATTACCATAAGCTTCTTCTACAAACAATGGAACATCGGCTCTTTCTTTTTGGAAGTTACCCGTACCCAAAACTTTACTGATGTAATTTTGTGAAGAATCATCTAATGAAACTTCGAAGTTAAATGTGTTACCGTTATATTGCGTACCTGTAATACCGAAAGGAGCTCTTGGGTTACTCAAGATATTTGCGTAAGAGCCTGTTGTATCCATACTAG